GGACTCAACAAAATGTGGCCAACAATCAGGCCGACCTAACAATTACCCGCATCAGTGTTTCTACTTATGCGACGATTCCTAACAAGTTAATTCAAGGACGTCCCATCCAAGTATGGATTCAACGTCTTTCAGCCAATACACAGGCTACTGGAGTCACGGTTTACTCTGCAGTAGGTACAACAGATACCTCAATTGCTGTAAGTACCCTCAATGGACTGCCAAATGCAGGCTTTATCACACTTGATTCTGAGCTGATTGGGTACAACGAACTGCAGCCTGCGGCCAACGGCAACCCTGCTTATCTTTTGAACTGCACTCGTGGACAAGGAAACACCACGGCTGCTACGCATAACGCTGGTATTGCAGTACTTTTGACTCAGAAAAATAGCATTACTGTGTGGCCAACCCCAGATTCATCGCAAACATACCAGTTTGTGTACTGGAGAATGCGCCGTGTACAAGATATGGGCGGCGGTACCAACATTGCAGACGTGCCATTTAGGTTTATTCCCTGCTTGGTAGCAGGTTTGTCCTATTACATGGCGCTTAAAATCCCCAATGCTTTGGAAAGACTGCCAGTTTTGAAACAGCAGTACGATGAAGCGTGGGAGTTGGCGGCTGGTGAAGACCATGAGAAAGCGGCAGTGCGCTTTGTACCCCGTAGGATGTACATTGGCGGGAGCTACTAGTCATGGGTAACCGATTTGCTTCTGGTAAAAATGCAATTTCGGAGTGTGATCGCTGCGGTTTTCAGTACAAACTGACGGTTTTGAGAAAAGAAATCATCAAGACCAAGAACTACAGTATATTGGTGTGCCCAACTTGTTGGGATCCAGATCAGCCTCAGTTGCAGTTGGGTATGTACCCTGTGGATGACCCACAAGGCTTGCGTGATCCCCGCCCAGATACCACTTATTACGCGTCTGGCGTGACAGCAACGGGCAGTATTGGTGGCGGTAGTAGAGTATTTCAGTGGGGATGGAATCCTGTTGGCGGTGCGTCTAGTTTTGATACGGCGTTAACGCAAAATAATTTGATTCCGGTCGTACAAGTTGGTACAGTTACAATAGTTACAACGTAGGAGTTTAGAATGAAGCACGATGATATCAAAGAGGACAAAAAGCTGATTAAAAAAGCTTTTTCAATGCATGACAAACAAGAACATCCCGGTAAGCACACCAACTTATCCAAGCTCAAAAAGGGCGGCCCCACAGGCAAAGATATGCGTGCTTCTGGACGTAACATGGCCCGCGCTAAAAATCAAAGAGGTGGTTAAATGAAAAACTATCCAAGTGCTGTAGCAGCATTAAAAGCTGCCGAAAAACGCGGAGATAAAGAATTTAAAGTTAAATTCCTAGATAAAAAAGAGTCTGCCAAAATGGCTAAAAATAATCGTCCTGCGTCTGAGTACGCAAAGCCTCACACAATGGAAGGCAAAGCTGTTGGCCCCAAAGATGCGGGCACAGAGCCAGAGTTCCAAAAGAAAAAGAACTGGGTACCACTCATGGGCGTATCCATAACGATGGATGACCGCGTTGAGACTGAAGGCATCAAGATTCGCGGTACTGGCGCGGCAACTAAAGGCGTGATGGCCAGAGGCCCGATGGCATGAATTACACTCAGCTTGCTCAGTCAATTCAAGACTATACACAAAACTACGAAACTACTTTCGTAGAGTATATTCCCACGTTCATTGAGCAAGCTGAGCAACGGATTTATAACACTATCCAATTTCCGTCACTTCGTAAAAACGTAACTGGCCCCCTTACACAGTACAACCAATATTTATCGCTACCTTCTGACTTTTTAGCGGTATATTCTTTGGCCATTTATCAAAATACCAGCACAACAGCTACTGGCACTTCAGGCACATACACAATTACGATTGCTTCAAACACCAACGTAGCGGTTGGACAAATTGTGTCTGGCACAGGCATTCCAAATGGCGCTACAGTTACAAATATCAACGGCCTAATCATTACTTTAAATTTAGCTTTAACCGGGAATGTTTCAGGAACAATCATCTTTCAAGGCAGTTATTTGTATTTGATTAATAAAGATGTTAACTTTTTACGTGAAACATACGGCAATCCCATCTCTTACGGCACACCACAGTACTATGCATTGTTTGGGCCCACCGTATCAGGCAGCTCAATTACTACCAATTTGACGGTAATGATGGGCCCAACACCTGACACAAACTACAACGCTGAGTTGCATTACTATTACTATCCCCAATCCATTACGACAACATCTGATGGCACTTCTTGGTTGGGACAGAATTTTGATACCGTGCTGTTGTACGGTTCTTTGGTTGAAGCTTACACCTTCATGAAAGGTGAGGCGGATATGGTCAAGTTGTATTCTGATAGATACACAGAAGCACTTGCTCTTGCTAAACGTCTTGGCGATGGTATGGAACGCACCGATGCGTACAGAACAGGCCAGTACAGTCAGGCGGTCACATGAGTTTAGTTCAAACCGCTACGACCAGCTTCAAGGTTCAACTGGCTCAAGGTTTACACAACTTTGGGCCAACTAGTCCCAATACGTTTTATATTGCGTTGTTCAACTCTACCGCTACTCTCAATGCGGCTACAACGCAGTATTCAACACAGCTTGTTGGTGAAGTACCCACAGGCAACGGATACACGCAAGGCGGCCAGCAACTTGTAATCAGCCAAACACCCACATCAGGTTCTACAGGCGGGGTAGTGTCATACTGGTCTTTTGCCAATGTTGTTTGGAGCCCTGCTGCATTTACATGTCGCGGTGCCTTGATTTACAATGCAAGCCAGAACAATGCTTCGGTGGCAATTCTTGATTTTGGCTCGGATAAAACTTGCACCAGTACGTTTACAATTCAATTTCCCGCTGTTACTAACACCAACGCAATTTTGAGGATAGCATGATCATCACAACTACCAAAGGCGACATGGATGACTCTCTTCTTGTAAAGAAAGAAGGTACTGTTGATGATGAAAACGAATACACGACTTGGGTTGAGTACTATTTAAATGATGAATTGGTACACCGCTCCGCTCATGTAACTTTAAAAAAATCCCCCTTCACTGATTTATTTGCTGCCTCTTTAGGCTAAAGGAAACATCATGGCTAATACTCAATCAATGTGCACATCTTTCTTGGGCGAATTGCTAAGCGCAACGCACAATTTTAGCTCTGCTAATCCTGCTCATACTGCAAATACTGCTGACACATTCAAAGCAGCTTTGTATGTTACGACCGCTACTATCAATGCGGCAACCACTGCATATTCTGCGACTAACGAAGTGTCGGGTACAGGATACACAGCAGGGGGTATTGCAGTAACTAATGCAACCAACCCATCCTCTACAAATAGCTCATCAACAGCTGGTGTAGGGTATTGGACACCTTCTGGTAACTTGGTTTATTCCACAGTGACACTAACCACGGCATTTGATACTGTGTTGATCTATAACTCTACGCAATCAAATAAAGCTGTGTCTGTTCACACCTTTGGATCACAGACCATCACGGCGGGTACATTTACATTGACAATGCCTTCTAACACCACGACAACTGCTTTATTGCGTTTGTCCACCACCTAATAGGTGAGTTATGGCGGGTTGGGGTACTAATACTTGGGGAGCTGGCCCGTGGGGGCTTGGGCAAACTTTACTCACAGGAGATGCAGCTTCTGGTAGTGTGGGATCAGTTTCCCCCAATATTACAATCGCCCTGACTGGCGTTAATGCCGCCGGTTTAGCTGGAAATGTAAGCGAGGCCGATACTGGTAATTTAAGTGGCGTTAATGCCGCAGGTAACACAGGAACGGTTTCGTCCAATATCACAGTCAGTTTGACAGGTGTTGGGGCAACTGGGGCAGTAGGTTCTCAGACAGTCAATATTACAATTGCCCTATCTGGTGTAGGAGCAAGTGGTAGCGTAGGATCGGTTCTTGTCAGCAACACTGCGGCATTGTCTGGAGTTCTGGCAAACGGGTTTACAGGTACTGTTTCTGGCGCTAAATCGGTCAGCATTTCTGGTGTTCAGGGTGCAGGTGCAGTTGGTACCGTGGTGGCCAACAATACCGATGGAGATATTGGTAACGTAGCGATTGGAGCTCCCGGTTCAGTAGCGGCCAATTTGACCATAGCCATATCAGGTGTTGGCACATCTGGTGCAGTTGGATCGGTTACAGCAAATCCAAGTCAGGTTTTGTCTGGTAACAATGCCACTGGAGCTGTAGGAGCTATGGCGGTTCCTTTGGGGTCTGCAACGGCTAAAGGCAATGTCGGATCGGTTGGGGCTAATATCACTTTGGCTTTGACTGGCGTAGGTTCTGCGGCGGCAGTAGGAACAGTGACAATGACAGGCCGAGGTGCTACATTAACAGGTGTGGCGTCAGTTGAGCAAGTTGGTAATATGACTGCAATTTACTGGAGTTTAATAGATGACAGTCAATCTATTACATGGCAAAATATCAACAATTCAGAAACGGCGAGCTGGACTTTGATCCGCACTCAATGAGGACACTATGACATACGCAAACACAACGCTATTGGGTTTAAACCAACCGACCACAGGTTCTGAGAGTGGTGTCTGGGGCGACGACATTAACAACGGAACCACTCAGTTAATTGAGGTTTCTATCGTTGGAACAAATAACATTTCATACGACGGCAATGTAACTTTGTCTGTCACAAACGGTAACAACTCTTCAAGTTTTGGTTCAACCACTACAACAACTACGGGTAGTGGCGTAGCGCAATACCCAACACTGCTTTTAACTGGCTCAAGAGGGGCTGTTCGCACAATTACTGCGCCAAGCTCAAGCCGTATATACCGAGTCATCAACCAGACTACTGGTGGATTTAACACAATTGTCAACGGATCAGCCACAACAGGTGTGTCTATTCCTTCCGGTGCTTCAGCTACTTTGATTTGGAACGGTTCTGATTTCCAAGGTGTGTCTACTGTTGTTGGTAACTTGACATTCACAGACACAAACATTCTTGCTTCTTTCCAAACCAGCGTTAACACATACTCACAGATCGTTAACCAAAACTCAAACTCTGGTGCAACAGCTTCCGCTGACTTCATCGTAGGTAATAACAATACCACGGCCACCACTTATTACGGTGACTTTGGTATGAACTCATCTGGGTTCACAGGTTCCGGCGCATTCAATGCTGCCAACGCAGTGTATTTGACTGCCACCTCTGGCGATTTGGCGCTGGGTACAACAACATCCAATGCAATTCACTTTGTAACAAATAGTGGCACAACTGACGCTATGACGATCAGCAGCGCAGGTACAGTTACGATAGCCAATGACGCATCTATTAACGGATTGACTGTTGGATTGGGTGCTGGTTCTATTGCTAGTAATACTGCATTTGGACTTGGGCCATTAGCCTCGAACACTTCTGGTGGTTTTAATGCGGCTGTTGGTCGGTATGCTTTGACTTCAAACACTACTGGCGCTAATAATACTGCCTTTGGAAGAGCGTTAGTTAGTAATACAACTGGAAACCAAAATGTCGCTGTTGGTCTTGCGCTTTACTCCAACACTACAGCATCTGATAACACAGCAGTAGGTTATCAATCAGCATATTTAAATACAACTGGTGCAAACAATGTAGCAATTGGAAGAGATGCTCTTTACTCCAACACCACAGCATCTAACAATACGGCAGTGGGGTATCAATCACTTTATTCCACCAGCATAGGAACTTCAAACACCGCAGTTGGCTATCAAGCGGGATATTCAACTACAAATTCAAGTAATACACATATAGGCTATTCAGCTGGATATTCTGCTACATCTGGCACTAACAACACAACCCTTGGTAGCTATGCGGG